TTTCCGTCAGCTTGCGCACCCGCCCGTTAGCCTCCGCAATGGATTCAACCGTGCGATAGCCAATCGACATGCCGTCGATAGCCTTGGCGCGCAGTAGTGCCGTTGCCTCACGCCCCTTTTGAACCGCATCCAGCAACCGGCCCTTGACGTATAGGCCGCGCTCGTCCTCGCGCACTTCATCCCAAACGCCAATCGGATCAGCCATCGAGTGCTGCCACAGCATCTTGATGCGCCGCCCGGATGCCAGCGACTTGGTAAATGCACCAGGCGCGACAACGTCCATTCCCAGATCAAGCACATCGAAAACACTGGCATAGCCCTCGAACACGCCGTCGTCATCCGGGGCGCGTTTCATGTCGAAAGCCGCGTGTTTAATGTGCATTGTCATCGCGTGCCCTTTGCCTGTTGGGTTACTTTATCACATTACAAAACGCCGCGCTAGTGCATGGCGTGGGCAAAGGAAAACCGCCCCGAAGGGCGGCTTGATGGTTAGGTAGGGTGCCAGTGGGTTGGCTTCCTGAGCCTGCACCTTAGCTTGGTGCATCCTTCGCAAAGGTAGTTTGGATCGCAATATTCATCCGTCGCGTATTCGCCCGGCTCCATCCAGTCCCTATCGTGCCACCCCAATTCTTCGCCAAACTCCGTAAGTATGCAAACGGTATCGTCGACCACAGGGGCAGTCGAAATGTCTCGCCATTTTTCCATCTATTTAAGCAAATAAGGTTCATCGCCGCTTGGTATTCGCATTGCGACATCATCAGACATACAGCTCGCGACAAGCCTTTGCGTTCGCGTCTCCGTTGCATGGTCTTTCTTCTCGACCCCTGCCAAAACCGCAGAGTTAGCCTTTGCGCTCTTGAGCACGCGAACCATTGCCTTCTTCACAAGCGCCCGCGCCTGCTTTTCGATTTCAACGCGCAATGCGTCTTGGATTTGTTGCTCGATGTTCATATCCGTCTCCCAAACGGCCCACTTGATGAACGGCAGGCTGGGTGGGTGTCCAGCTTTTCGGGCGCTAACCCTATCCGCACTGACACCCTAGGCGCATCCCGCGCGCCTAGTCAATGACGATATAGCCGATTGCGCACCGGCAGTTTATGACTTCCTCGGCAGGCAATGACGGATCACCGGGATACATGCCGCTCGATCCGCCAATGTCAAACGCCTCATCCTTGCCCACCACATCCCCATCGGCATCCGCGTGAGTGGTCCGCGTGCGTTCATCCTCCGCTGCGATCCACTCCTTTTGCAGCCTAAGCCCGGTCTCATCAGCCGCCGCTGTGCTGCCGTAGTTTGCCGCGCCGTGCGTCTCTGTGCGGGCTATCATGCGCGCGCGATACCCGGCCATCTGCGGCACGAGCGGGCGGATGGTGCGGGCAATCTCATTCTGCCCCAAGCCATCCGAATAGCCTCGCGCAACTGCACTGACGATCTGGGAACGGGTTGTTTCCGCAACGTCTGTGATGCGCCTGCGTATCAGTTCCTGCCCCACATAGGACAGCGCCAGCCGGGTCATTGTCGCGGCGAAGTCTTTGGTCTCGACCCGGACGCCAGCCCCGCGCGCAAAGGCAAACGACGCGCCGCCGTCAAGGGTGTAGGGCGCAGCCTTGCCCATGCCAGCATCCATCACGCGCGCCCCGAACGCCGCAACAGCCGCAATCGCCATTGCCTGATATAATGCCGCCAACCGCGTTTGATGATCTTGCACGGCTGGCACAATGCCCGTCAATTCCCAAACCCTGATCATCTCAGCCATTGCCGCCGATATCTCAGACCGCAATCGCCGCTCTAATGGCCGCTCAATCCGTTCGAGCAATAGCGTCTGCCGCCGTAATTCACGCTGGCGGTTCTGATCAATAAGCCGCCTAACCATATGTAAATGCCTTGATCGCTTCATTGGATAGCGCGGGCAGGGGATCAATCGGTTCTGACGCCATTGCAAGCGGGATCATGCTTGATTGCACGAACAGCACGTCGCCGCCTTGAATAGGCTCATACCCTTTCATGTCGCGCCGCTCGTTTATCGTCAGGTCCGTCGCCTTGTCCGCCATATCCCAGAGCGTGCGCCGTTTGTCGGCAATGGCCGGGATCATGTCCAGGTTAGGCCGCAGGTTGATACCCTCAGCATCCGCAATCCATGCGTTCCAATCATCCGCGATCATGTCGATAAGCGGGATGACAGTATCCTCCCAGAACGCCAATCGCGCCTCGGCATAGTTCGCATATGTGTTATCGCCGGGGATGCCGATTAGCTGCGGTGGCACGCCAAGCGCTAGGGCAACGTCTCGGGCGCTGGAATACTTGGTCTCGATGATCTGCATATCAACCGGCGACATGCCCATCTGTTGCCACGCTAGGCCACCCTCCAACAGCATCGGCCTACCAGCGTTGCGAGACCCTGAATATTGATCCTCAATCTGCGCCTTTAGCCTTGAGAATTGATCCTCCGATATTTCCTTGTCGTCTTTGGTGACAAGCGCCCCGGACGGCCTAGCGCTGTTTTGCAATAGCGCCTGCATCCATTTCATTGCCTCGTTATTCTGATCGACGGCATATGCGCCCGCTTCAATGGGGCTTAGGCCATACCAATCATCCAGCGGGTTGAACGCCTTGATATGCCGCACGTCGCAATCCATCCGCGCGGGGTCAACGTCCCATCGCACGATCTTTCCGTTGTAGCGATACTGGAAAGCCTCGGGAAAGCCCGTTGCGCTAGGGATGACCTGCATACGATCAGGGCGAAGCTGATACAGCTCGCGCACCGTGTTACCGGCTGTAACCTTTTCCTCATACCCGTTGCCGGATAGCAGATAAAACCCGACCTTCGTTCGCATATACTGCGCGCCGGATTGCATAGGGTTTGGGTTCTGGATCAGCTTTAGGATGGGATGCTCCAGCAATTCCACCTTGCCGCGAAACGCCACCCAAGGAACCGACGCCACCGCATCCGCAATCTTGTTGATTGCAGAATATGCGACGACGTTTTTCCGATACCCCTCATCAGCAAACGCGGCATAATCGCGGTTAGACCATGCCGCTTGACCGGGTGTCATCACCATAGCGGCCCCGGTTGTGCTCTGCTTGATTTCCTGCGTTCCGAACAATCGTTTCAGTAGATTCATTGCGCGGCCCTGTCTGGTGCTTTGTTATAGCATAACACTGATACGCGCCGCGCGCTATAGGGACCGGACGCGGGGATCAGCGTGAGACCCTAGGGCAAGATCAGTCAATGCCCAAACAAGCGCATCAAGCCTGTCGGGACTACCCTGCCCAACGAACCCCGTGTTTGTCATTTGCATCATTTGATCTTCTAGTAGGTCAAGGCCGCGCACATGGCTTACCCTGTGCTGCTCGTAAAGCGCTGCGATAGGCTCGGCCCTGACCGACTTGCCCCGGCTGGCAGTGACCATCTTGACCGGCGCGTTCTTGTCTGCGGTGCGGATCGTGCTTGCCACCATGTCGCCTCCAAAGTTCCGCTCGGCTACGATACGATCCGCGCGGTGGGCGTGGTATCTATCAACGGTCCTGCGCGACCATCCAGCCGGGCCTAGGTCGCACGTTGCATCCTCGATGACATAGTATCGCCCGTCAACGCCGCGCCCCGCTACGACGATTCCTATGCTGTCTCCTTCGCCGTCGCCGCTCGTGCCGCTAGGGTCTACCGCTACAACTACGCGCTGCATTTCCGGCAACTCCGAAACCGTCGGTATGCTGTCGCGCTGCCATAGCGCCCCAGGAACATCATCAAGCAATTCGGCATAAAGTTCCTGCCGACCGAGGCGCGTGCCTTCGTACCTGTCGCGCAATGCGTCTAGCGCGGATTGTGCAAGGTTTTCGGCATTGTCGAAAGTGCTTCCCCGCGTAAGCCTCGTGCGCGGGTCTTTAATCAGCTTTCGCATCAACGGCGTCGGGCGGGGGGTGGTCGTGACAATGACGCGCGGGTCGGTTCCAAGCCGAAGCCCGAACATTAATTGGTCCCACGCATCGGCATATTGCCACGCCGCCAATTCATCGCAATAGGCCCTATGAAACTGCGGCCCACGCAGCCTGTCTGGCGCATCCGCTGAAAATCCTCGGATCAATGCCCCATTCGTTAAAAGCAATTCCTGCCGGGTTTTATTGTAATCGGCAATCAATTCGGGTGGCGTGCAACTAATTAGCCCCGACACGCCTTCAAAGAACGTGCCTCTAACATCATTGAAAGTTGGCGCGACGACTGCGATTTGATGATTTGGATTTGACGCGCCATACCATAAAGCATCTTCTGCGGCTGTTCTGGTTTTTCCAAACCCGCGCCCCGCTAACACAAGCCATGTAAGCCAATCGCCGATTGGTGGAAGTTGAGCAGGACGGGCAGTTGCCAGCCATTTAGCCCGACTTATCGCCCCCGGCGATTTTCCCAGCGATTGCATCAAGAGCGGCGACAAGATCATCGGGAACCCCTTTAGGCGACATGCTGCCGTCACTGGACGACAGGTCTTTCTTGTCGGCAAGGCCAAGATCGCGGGCAATGATATTTGGGTTCAGCATGTCAGCAGATGCGCCCTCAAACTTTTGGCGGTAGATCACGCTTTCAGCCCACGCTATGATTGGAATTAAATCGGCACGGTCGGATCGCCATCCTATCCACGTCCTGTGATCAACATCCAAGAACATGCAAAGTGCGCCGATAGTCATTGCGCGCATTTTTGCTACTTGAGCGATAGTGACATTGCCTTGAAACGCAAATGGCCTTGCCTCATAAAGCGGGTTGTCTACATTCCATTCAAAATATTCTGCGCAAGCATCCCACAAGTCGCTAGCGTTTTCAAACTTTGGGTTCGCGCCGTGCGATGATCGTTGCTCCCAAAAGCGATTCCCAGCCACGAATTGCCCCGTGGCCTGATCCTTGCCTGTATTTTTGGGCTTACCAGTCATGCGCTAACCCTACCCCATCCCATCAATCCGCGCAACTAAGCGCCGTGTTGCGGGGTCACGAGGTTGAGAAATGCAACACCGCCCCCGCTGCCGTGGTTAGGGCCTGACTAAGCCCGGCACTCGACGGCTTACCGCTGGCATCAAGCGGCCAGTCACGCTAACCGATACCCGTGCATATTGGCCCATGTACCCGGCATGCGCTGAGTCACAACCGCGCCTGCCGCTGTAAGCCGTACCATAGCCTTTGACACCTCACACGGGGTCTTACCTACGAGTGGCGCAATCTCAGACGCCAGCCGCTCCCTGCCGTCGCGCAAGGCGTGGAGGATTTTCGCATCGTCGCTCCTGTGATCTGGCGCGGCGTAGACATTCGCGCCGTATCGCGCTTTGCCGCAGACGTAGATTGCGCCGTCTCGATTGAGCATACTGAGGGCATCGCGCGCGGCGTGGCGGTTCACTGCCAGCGTCTTGGCAACATCTGCGATCGATAACCTCACCCCGGGCAGGAATAGCGCCAGAACGGGGGATTTGTCAGATGCGGGCCTGCCTGCGCCTTGTGGGTTTGGTCCGGGCGCTGTGACTTCTCGCATCCGAAGCTTGCGGATTTCGCGGGCTATCTGCCGCTCGTATTTGGTTGCGAGTGGCGCGTGGGTTTGGAAATATGGGTGGGTCATGGCTTGGCATCCTCGTTGGCGATCAGGGCTTGGATGATCGCGCAGAGCCATGCGCGGGCGGGGTTGTCAGCCATGCCGTAAAATCCTGAACCTGTATCTGGGGCATTGAACGGGTAAACTGTGGCGTTGCTGCAATTTATCTTCCAAAGGAAGTTCGGCAACACCGCCTCGTGCAGCGCCTCGGCTGCGTCGAGTGATCCATTAAATGCGGCGGTCATCCAACTAAACCTTGATGTTCCGCATGGGGAAACTGCCGCAAAGGCATGCGTGCAGTCTTCCCCCGCCTCGACCTTCGCCAGCAATTCCACCAGCGCGCGTTTGCGTTCAGATCCGGCCTGTCGCGGCACGGGTGGCGCTTTCACTCGGTACATCACTCATTCTCCTTGCTTAGTGCGGTTCGGCCGCCGCGCCCTTGACACTTATTGCATTTCTTGAACGCTAGCGGCTTGATGTTAGCAACCTTGTTTCCGCTTCCCCCACATTTTCGGCATAGCTTTACGATCATGTCATTCCCCCTTACTTGGCCGCGATGGGCGCGGCGTGTGGTGGCCAGTCAGCGGGCCGGTATCCTGCAATATACGACTGCATTAGCAAGCCGTGCCATGCCGGAACAGCCGCCGAATTTGCGCACTCAATGTTGAATATGCGCGCCGGATCGCCAAGGCCGAACAATGGCGCGGCTTGCGCGGCTGTCAGGCCGAGGGATAGGCGGGCGGCTTTGAAGGCTGCGGGGGTCACTTGACGCGCCCGATGCACTTCCAGCCGCGTGTAGCGTGAAGCTGAAACTTCCTGCCGTTGACGGTCATGAACCGCGCCAGTCTGCGATATCCGAAGCCGCGCTTATTCTGGAACTGCGCGGCAAAATCAGACTTTGCCTTTGCATGGTCAGGCGGGAATGTGTCGAAGCTGGTAAATTTGAAATCCATGGTTTGATCCTTTGGTGGTGGGCGGGCTGTTACGCCTCCGCCCGTGTGTGTCAGGCCGCGCGGGCAGCCATGATTGCGCAGGTCATTTTGAAAACCGCGTCGGCGTGGTCGCGCATTGCAACCTGCGCTGTGACGCCAATAAATTCAGCAACTTCCTGTGCGGCGCGGGCGGTGATCTGGGCGATGCTCTGGCTGGTCATCTTCGTTCTCCTGTTGTGGCTCTCGCCGTTTCCATACACTCACTATGCGCTATGCGCAGCGCCGATGCAAGGGGAAAAATGCGCCCGGCGGAAAATAACGCGGGGCAAGGCATAACAGCATATTACAGCGCCCAATGTTAGCCGTTAGCGCCTTGTTCTGTAACTGCTTTAACCCCCTGTCTAATAATAATAACAATCTTTCAAAAATATGTCTATCTAAGGGGGGTCCCAGAGGGAGGGGATAGCAGGGAAGGACACTCACTCTATATAGGGGGTGCCTTCCGGAGCGGTTGTTAGTTATGTTGTCAGGGTGCCTTGACTTGCCGTGCGATTTGCGGCTAGGTCGGGGTGCGGGAGGTTGTAGCCTCGACCGCACCCCTTGAACTCGCCGACGGAGGCAGCAAGCCATGACGAAATTCATATCTAAAATTGTGATCGATGACAATATCTGCCGTGTCTACCTGATCGGTGGGGGCGTGGCGCTTGTCGATAAGTCCATGAAGGATCACATAAAAAACACAGCGTGGTATTCTGTCGAAAGCATTTTCGGCAAGGCGGCGGCGCGATTTACCGTTTCCGTCAACGGGTCACTGAGCGCGGATTTTTTGCAGAACGTGATTTGCGAGGCGCACAACCTGAAAAAGATTTATGCCCTGAGCGGCGACCTTCTGGACTGCCGCAAGGAAAACCTGACCGTCATCAAGCCGCGCGAGAACGCCAAGCCCGCGACGTGCAAGACCCCAAAAAGCGGCATTGAGGGTATAGAATGGGTTGCAAAAACCGGGCAATGGGCAGTGTTTTTCTCGTTTGGATCAAAGCGCGTGCTACTGCAAACATACGACACCTTGGATGAAGCCCGGTTGCGCCTCGTGGATTTGCAGGCTTTTCACGGTCGGAAATCATGAGTATGGCAGGGGGAGCGGGAGAGCGCGCCACACGCTCGATCCCGCTCTATCAGCAGGAGAGGACTGCCAATGCCACACGATAGCACAAATCCCGTCGCGCTCAAGCCCTGCCCTTTTTGCGGGGGTAAGGCATATCTCGCAAATGTCGCTATGGCTGGCTGTTCGTATGTAGTCTGCACCGATTGCCGTATGCAGTCTGATGATGGTTGCCAAGAGCGCGTTGTCCAAAGATGGAATACCCGCACCCCGCCACAGGTCAAGCCGCTGGTCTTTGATCACGCCGACACGGCAGGAGATGCCGTAGCGCGGGCATTTTTTGGCGCATATTACGTCCAATGGGATGATGAAGTTGGGTCTTGGTATGGGTCTCTTGAGTTGGGCGAAGATGACAACCCCATCATCTTAGAGCCGTCTGACTGCGCATCTGGCCACGACGCAATGACGCTATGTCAAGCCGACTACACCCGCCGCACACTGGAGGCGTTGGCATGAACGACCCCACCGCCGACTTCATCGACCATCTCCGAACCATGCAGATCGCCCCGGCAGACCCTGCCGAGATCATCCCAGACGACAAGCGGCGCAGATACCGCCTCGACGGCGACAAGCCCAAAACCCGCACCGGCAGCTATCAGCTAAAAGTCG